TAAATTAAAACAAAATACCAAATATGAAATAATGACACCTACTGGGTTTCGTTCTTTTTCTGGCATGCGTTCTTTGACTAAAAATTCGATTTTTAAGATAAAATTATCAAATGGTAAAAAAATTGAGTGTTCTGATAATCACCCATTTATGTTAGATGGTATAAAAACAATTGCATCGGAGTTAAAAATTGGTTCAAAAATATCATCAACAAATAATAGTTATGTTACTGTTTTGTCTATTGAATATTGTAATAAAACTACTGATTTATATGATATTGTAGAAGTAGATGGTGGTAATATATTTAATGTAGATGGTATTATATCACATAATTGTGATTTTATTTCATCAGGTTACACAGTCGTTGATGGTTCTGTATTGGAGTGGTATAAAGAAACGCATGTAACAGAACCTATTGAGAAGCGTGGATTTGATGCAAATTATTGGATATGGGATTATCCTAACTATTCAAAAGATTATATAGTTGTGGCGGATGTTGCAAGGGGAGATGGAGCAGATTATTCTGCTTTTCATGTGATTGATGTTGAACGGTTAGAGCAAGTGGCGGAATACAAAGGTAAAATAGAAACAAAACAATATGGTGCTTTCTTATCATCGGTAGCAGCAGAATGGAACAACGCCCTTTTGGTGATTGAAAATGCAAATATTGGATGGGCTGTTATTCAGGAAGTAATTGACCGTAATTATGGAAATCTTTACTATTCGTATAGGGAGTTGGGATATGTAGATGAAGATATTCATTTAAGGCGGGGATGGGATTTAAAGCAAAAAGAAGATATGGTGCCAGGATTTTCAATGACACAAAAAACGAGGCCTTTAATAGTATCTAAATTAGATACTTATATGAGAGAAAAATCACCAATAATTCACTCTAAACGATTGTTGGATGAGTTATTTGTTTTTATATGGAATGGGTCAAAAGCAGAGGCACAAAGGGGATATAATGATGATTTGGTTATATCATTTTCTACAGGTCTTTGGGTTAGAGATACCGCATTGAAGTTAAGACAGCAAGGTATGAACTTAACAAGAAATGCTTTAAGTAGTATCACCCGTGTATCTGGAAATCAAATAACGGTATTCTCAAGTAAAAACTCAGGCCAAAATCCATATATTATGAAAGATATTCGTGGTAATGATGTTGATTTAGGTTGGTTATTTTAAAAAAATTATATTTATACTTATGGCAGATAAATCTTTATTCGGTAGATTACAAAAACTCTTTTCAACTCAGGTTGTAGTAAGAAGAATTGGTAAGGGTAAAACTAGGGCTATTGATACACAACGATTACAATCGCAGGGTAATATAAAAGGAACTTCCTACTACGATAGATTTGGTAGATTACACTCATCTCGTCAAAATTGGGAAACTTACAATAATCAATACAATTATTCATCTAATCGGTTAGAACTTTATACTGATTATGAGGCGATGGATAAAGATTCAATTATTGCATCCGTTTTAGATATTTACTCGGATGAATGTCTTGGGCCCGACACCCTTATTCCATTGTTAAATGGTAAAAAATATACTATAAAAGAATTGTATGAAAATGATGTAAGAAATTTTTGGGTATATGGATTATCTAATAATGGTAATTTTACACCATCTTTGGCAGAAAAAGTTATTTATAAAGGTAAAAAACAAACATATATTTTAACTTTAGATGATGGAACTAAAATAACTGCAACCGATAACCATATTTTTGTAAAATCAGACAATTCTCAAATTGAATTAAAAGATTTAAAAGTCGGCGATGGTCTATTAGTTTTACATACAAACAACCATAAAATAATATCAATAGAAGCAGGAGAAATAACAGATGTATATGATATTGTTAATGTAGGTGATAATCATTTATTTGCAATTGAAACAAATGATGGTGGAAAATGTTATGTTCATAACTGCACACTCAAGAATGATATTGGAGATGTATTGAGGATTAATTCGGATGATGAAAATATTAAAAAAATATTACAAAATCTTTTTTATGATGTCCTTAATATAGAATTTAATCTTTGGGCGTGGATTAGAGGGATGAATAAATATGGCGATTACTATCTTAACTTAGATATTGAAGAGGGTATTGGTATTGTAAATGTATCACCAATATCAGCATATGAAATTGAAAGAGAAGAAGGGTTTAATTCCGATAACCCATATGAAGTTAGATTTAAAATGACAACGATGGGTGGTGGTGCTACCGGATTTAATTATCAAAAATCTAGCAACGATATACAAAATTATATTCCATTTTATAAAATAGCCCATTTTAGGTTATTTTCAGACACAAACTTTTTACCTTATGGTCGTTCCTTATTAGAACCTGCTAGAAAAACTTGGAAACAATTAACCCTTATGGAAGATGCGATGTTAATTCATCGTATTATGCGTGCTCCTGAAAAAAGGGTATTTAAAATTGATGTTGGTAACATACCACCAAATGAAGTAGACCAGCATGTTAGGAACATTATAGACCAAATGAAAAAAGTTCCTTATGTAGATGAAGCTACTGGTGATTATAATCTTAAATTTAACATACAAAATATGTTAGAAGATTATTATTTACCCGTAAGAGGTGGTCAAAGTGGTACTCAAATTGATACTTTGGGTGGAATGGAATTCACTGGTATTGAGGATATAAATTACCTTAAAAACCGAATGATGGCCGCTCTTAAAGTTCCAAAAGCATTTATTGGGTATGAAGAGGGTGTAGAGGGTAAAGCAACGCTTGCTCAACAAGATATTCGTTTTGCTAGGAGTATTGAGCGGGTACAAAAAATTGTTTTATCCGAATTGACAAAAATAGCAATCATACATTTGTATGCACAGGGATATGAAAATGAGGCCTTATCTAACTTCTATTTAGAATTAACACCACCATCAATAATTTATCAGCAAGAAAAGGTTGCTCTTTGGATTGAAAATGTGCGATTGGCATCGGATATAAAAACATCAAAACTACTTTCACAAGAATGGATATATAAAAATATATTTAACATGTCTGATGATGAGTGGAAAGCAGAACAGGTTAAGGTTATTAACGATTTGAAATTAGGATTTAGACAGGCACAAATTGAAAATGAGGGTAATGACCCAGTTAAGACTGGTGAATCGTTTGGAACTCCGCATGATTTGGCAGCATTATCACAACAATCGGCAGAAGCGGGAGGGCAACCTGCTCCTGGTGATAATGAAGGTGGTTCACCTCCTGGTGGATTTGAAGGGGCTGGTAGACCGGAAGAGGGTAGTATTGCTGGAACTGATGATAGTTCTTTTGGAAGAAACGCAATGGGATATGAAACGGATATAAAACCTGAAAAAGCATACCATACATTTAGGAAATCACCACTTTCTGTTGAAGGAATGCAGTTAAAAACAAGCTTACAAAATTCAAAAATAAAAACTAAAAAAATTATAGTTGAGTCATTGTTGACAGATACCGATGAAAAAAACCAAAAATTTGATATGTTGGATGAAAGAAACATATTAAATAACGATGTTTAATTAAATTTTGTATATTTATTTATTGATAAGATAGGATAATTATAAATGAACACTAAATTAAAGCATTCTAAATTTAAAAACACTGGGGTTTTATTTGAACTTCTTGTTAGGCAGATTGCATCTGATACTTTGAATGAAAAAAATTCAATAGGATTATCTATTATTAAAAAGCATTTTAAGCAGGGTAGTGAATTAAGTAAAGAACTTAAAATGTATCAATATCTTGTCAAAGAAAACTTTGATAATACATACAAAGCAAGTGAGTTTCTTAATATTATTTTGGTTGAAAGAAAAAAATTAAATGAAACCAATTTAAAAAAAGAAAAATATAATCTTATTAAATCAATAAATGAAAAGTTTGATGCTAAAGATTTTTTTAAGTATAGGGTAAATAACTATAAATCACTTGCCACTATATATAAATTATTTGAAAATCAAGAAAATACATCCCCAAAAGAATGGGTTGAATGTAAAAATCAAATTTTAGAAAATATAACAAAAACGAAAAAACCTATAAAAGAAGAAAATACTGATTTGTATAGTAAGGAATCAAAAGATGTTAGGTTATTGGCTTATAAGTTTTTAGTTGATAAATTTAATGATAAGTATAAAGAACTAACCAACGAACAAAAATTGGTTCTTAGAAATTATATTAACAATATTGATAATTCAGACAATTTAAAAAGATTTATTTTAAGGGAAAGTAAAAAACTTAAAAATGAATTCTCAAAGTTTAAAATTACTGATAAAGTTTCTTCTATTAAGTTAAAAGAGGTTATTGGGTTGATTGGTAATTTATCCAACGCAAAAATCGTATCGGAGGTTCAAGCACTTGGGCTTTTAAGATACTATCAATTGTTAAACGAATTAAAGGGTGTTCAATAATGAGTAGGTTTTTAATTGAAGAGCTTGATAAAAAATTTAAGCAATTAGAAGAAGAGGAAATCGTTAATCCCGATGAAAAGGATGATGAGGATTTGGGTGAACAAAATGTTACCGCTAATTTGGATGGCGGTGCTGGTCCACCACGAACTCCGCACGCTTTTGCGAAAAGTAAAGGGGATATGGATAATGACCATATTGAGGTGTTGGGGTATAAAAAAGTAAAAAATGTAAAAAGAAATTTTTTAGAAAATTGGGAAAAAAAGATTGAGGATGTCATCAATGAAATGAACTATCGTCAATACCGAAAAGATGAAACAGGTTCCCCACAATATAAAATTAATAGGGCTATTAAAGAGATTAATAGAAAGATATATGAGGTTGAACATTTAGTAAATCAAAATATAAAACTAAAGACAGAAATGGGTATTTCATCTGGTGCTTATTGGAAAAAAACAAGAAACAATTTTTCTAAAATATCAGAGCGATTAAACCGAATTTCAAGTAAAATAAGACAATTGGGTGCCTGATATGAAACAACTATTAATTGATACTATTGTATTTGATGTAAAACCACAACAGCTTAAAGAAGCTGCTATGAGTGGTAATGGTAGATTAATTGTAACTGGTGTTCTTCAAAGGGCAAATGAAAAAAACCAAAATGGTAGAATATATCCCGAAAATATTTTGAAGCGTGAGGTTGATAAATATAAGGGTAGAGAGATAAAAGAAAATCGTGCATATGGTGAGTTAGACCACCCAGAATCATCGGTAGTGGAATTAAAAAATACTTCACATATTATTAGAGATGTATGGTGGAATGGTAAAGATGTTGTTGGTAAAGTAGAAATATTAAATACCCCATCGGGCAGAATACTTAAAGAATTAATAGAAGCAGGTTGTACGGTAGGAATATCTTCACGGGGTATGGGTTCAGTTCGTCAAATTAAAGAAGATGGTACTGTGGCTGTAGAAAACGATTTTGATTTAATTTGTTGGGATTTTGTAAGTAACCCATCTACTCATGGGGCTTTTATGAAACCCGTTAATGAGGGTGTTAGTAGAGAATCAAAAATTAATAAATATGAAACTACTAATAGTATAATGCGAGATATTATTTGTGAAATTGGTGGATATTGCGAATGTCCTAAAAATTGGGAGACAAAATGAAATTAGAACAACTCAAAAAAATGATTAGAGAGGTTGCAAAAAAAGAAATGCTGAAAGAGGAAGAAATCAATTGGAATGCAGTTCAAAACGCAATTATCAATTTCTTAAAAACAAACACTAAAATTTTAGACAAAAGGGTTCAATCAAAAGATATTGATGGAGTTAAAGGTGGGTTAAAATCTATCCTTAGTGGTTTGACAAACGCACAAAGAAGCTTGAAATTAGAGTCCGCTTCGAGAACCGCAATGGAAATTGGTGGACTTACCGGTTTAAATAAAGATGCAGTTCAAAAGTTTGTTGATACTCACAATTTGGATATCGAAAAAGTTTTCCAATTTGTTAAGAAGGGAAAACTTTCAGACAGAATGGATTTTGTGACTGCGGTGTCTGGAAAACCGAATAATCCAATTCAAAAGAAGCTAATTAAAAAGCTTCAAGAATCAGTAAACGAAGCTAAAAAATACGATATTGGGTCTGGATATTTGGGTAATGGTTTAACTATTTGGAATAGGGCAGAAGAAAAAGATGGTGATTATGAAACGATAGCGCATATAGGAAAAGATGGTAAACTAACTATTTATGATAAAGAAATTCCCGCCGATATTAAAAAGATGATTGGTATTTGGGCAACTTCTATGAAAAAAGGTAATAGACCAGGTTCTTACTGAAAAAAGGAAAATGAAATGAAAAAACTATTTAACTTATTAAAAGAATCACAACATATGGATTATCGTAGATTAAACATTGGTGAGGAAGATTTGGATGATACAAAAATGACCAATGAAGAAAAGAGGGTTTTTGTTGAGGCAGTCGCTTCATACCGAAAAATTGGTGAGGCAATTTACCATAATGGTAATTTGATGGAAGCATACCAAAACATTAAAAAGATTGTTGAAACTGCTCATAAATTAACTTTACAAGAAACTGGTGATTGGTTTGATAAGGTAACTGTTTCTCGTCATATGAAATCTATGAACGAATCTTTTAAGATTTTTACAAACACTATCAAAGAAGTATCAACTCTCCAGCACAGGTTAGAATCATCATACGATGAAATTGGTGAGATATTGGGTAAATATTATGAAATAAAAGAAGGTAATGAATTTGGTGCTGAAAGAGCAAGAGCAATTGCAGCAGGCGAAGATACATTCCAAGTTGGTGATAAAACATTTAAAGTAACGGATGTAGATTCCGAAGATAAAGAAAATGCAAAAGATTTTGTAGGAGAAAACATGAAATTAAGTCAATTAATAAACAAAAAATCAGTAAACGAAGCTACTAATTCAGCAAAAATGATGGCCGGTATTAAAAAGGGTTCTCAAACAGGTCCTTGGACTATTGTAGTATCGTTTAATAAAAAAGTGTATTATCAAACACAGGTAAAAACAAAAAATGAAATTCCTGCAAAGTTTGAACATATGAAAAAGGTTACAAATATACCGGGTTATATATTTACAATTGAGGACAACACCGGTATGACTGTATATTCGGAAAAATTACTAAACGAAGGTAAATACGATGCTGATTTAGATAAAATTGAAGCGGCAGTTAAAAACGCATCATCATTTATGAACGTTGGTTCTGAATTGAAAAAAGCAGGAATTAAATATGATTTCTCAACTTCAATGATACCAATGTATAGAATTAAAGTATCTGGGAACACTATTGCAATTGTAAATAAAAAATACGCAGCTGGCGCAGAAAGAGAAGTTAAAGATATCGCAATTGGTTTGATGGAAGGTAAAAATTTGGTGAAGGAAGTAGCAATTCGCAAAGGAACTAGAATAAGATCATATATTGATGGTAGAACTTATACTGTGGATTATGAAGTAGTAGATACAAAACATTTCAGTCTTAGATATGGTGGTGGTACAACTAATTTACTTAAAGTTATAAATTCAGATCATCCCAAAATAAAAGTCGGTTCTACTGAAGAGTTTTCTACGGGTGATTTAAAAAAATCAATAAGCGCGGGTATTAAAACAATTATTAAGGAATCTTATATAGGGGAAGTAAAAAAACCAAAGTTTGGAGATACCGTCCATCTTAAATCACAAAATAAGACAGGAATGGTTTATTCTGTTAAAGGTAACGAAGTTGTAATTAAAACTGTAAGTGGTCTTGTTAAAGGAAAATTGAGTGATGCAGAAATCGTAATGGATGAAGGTAATGAGTTTGGTGCTGAAAGAGCAAGAGCAATTGCAGCAGGTGAGGATACTTTCACTGTGAGTGGTAAAACTTATAAAGTAACCGATGTAGACCCGCAAGATAAAGAAAATGCAAAAGATTTTGTTGGTGAAATGAAACTATCAAATCTTATTTCAAAAAAAAAAGTAAATGAATCAAATGTAAAATTATCTGACTTGTTAAAAAGTGTAGTAGATGGTTCTACTTCCCGCGTTGGTTCTACAAAAGTTGATAAGAAAACAGCAGAAAAGTTGTTGAAATTATACAAAGTTGGTGATGTTGCAATGCAAAACAAATTTGATAAAATGACAGCAGATAAGGTTATTTCGGCTTTTAAACCATTTATGGAAAATAAAAAAGTAACCAACGAAGTTGCACCTGAAGGATGGGAAAAAACAGTAAAAGCGATGAAAGATGAACCGGGTATTGATAATCCTTGGGCATTGGCTTGGTGGATGAAGGGGCAGGGATTTAAATCACATAAAAAATAAAAAGGTAACAACTCATGCCAGCAATAGACATTATGCAAAACTTATCACTTAAATTTTCTGATTTTATAAAGGATAATTTAAAGGATATTAATAAATTACCCCAAAAACAAAAAACAGGTATTTCAAAAGCAATTCGTGCTTTTAAGGTTGTATTAGATGATATATCGGAAAATACAATAATAGAAGATGCAAACTTAATTGAAGTTGGTTCTCCTGTTATGATACTTGATAAGGAGTATGGTGGGGTTGTGGTAGAAATAAAAAAAGAAAAAGCATTAATCAGAACTAAAAATGGTTTGGTTACTGAATCAATATACAATTTACAAATAGTTTAATTTTAAAAAAAAGTTATGAACGAAAACGAAGAAAGACCAAAAAAGAAAAAAATTAGAAGAGAGTTAATGTATGTTCCTGGTAGGGGAATGGCAGTTAAAGTGGTAGACAATAATGTTGAAGCCGCATTAAGACTTTTCAAAAAAATGGTTAAAGATAGTGGAATGATGGATGTTTTGAAACAAAGAACTGAATTCGTACCAAAATCAATAGAAAAAAGAAAAAAAATGGAATTGGCCATTAGAAAACAATATCTGAGAAGTAAAGCAGAATAAAATATCGTTTTTAAAAAACTCCCCTATTTATTATCAAATTAATGTTCCAACACACTATTGTGGAACTAAAATTATTATAACAATTATTAAGATTTATAATAATCTTACTTTTCCAAAAAAATTTAGGAGATTAAATGAAAAATAAAGGCAATAAAGATTTGCTTAAAGAAGCAATCGCCGATGCTAAAGCCGTTAAAGAAACAGCATTAGCAAATGCAAAAATCGCCCTTGAGGAAGCATTCACTCCAAGACTCCAATCAATGTTGTCTCACAAAATTGCTGAAGAGTTAGAAGATGAAGAAGTTCCAATGGAGGAAGAAGAAGAGTTTGCAACAACCGATGAGTATATGGGTGAAGAGGATGAAATGGGTGAAGAATTACCTGTTGAAGAAGAAGATGAAATGGGTGAAGAATTACCTGTTGAAGAAGAAGATGAAATGGGTGGTGAATTTGAAACCGAAGAACCTGCTGAAGAAGATGATGATGATGAAATGAGTGATTTAGACTTAGAATCAATTATCAGAGAATTAGAAGGTGAAATGGGAGAAGAGCCTGTTGAAGAAGAAGAAGAAAACCCAGAAATCACAGAATTGAAAAAAATTCGTGAAAGAGTATCAAAAAGATTACAAGAATTAGAGTCATCTGAAATTGGCGCAGGTGATAATAAAGTTGCTAACTACGATTCTGAAACCGAAGATGAGCAAGGAACTGGTGAGTTCTTTGAAGAAGAGGGTGGAGAAGAAGAAGTTGATTTGAATGAAGTTATTAGGGCCCTTAGAGAAATGAATGGTGAAGAGCCAGCAGACGAAGAAGAGGGTGGAATGACTGAAGAAGAAGCTGAAGAAATGAAGAGTGATTTGGAAGAAGCATATAAAGTAATTAAATCGTTGAAGAGCACCATTAACGAAGTAAACCTTTTGAATGCAAAACTACTTTACACAAACAAACTTTTCAGAAACTTTGATTTGAATGAAAAGCAAAAAGTTAAAGTTGTAGAAAACTTTGACCGTGCTTCATCTTTGAGAGAAGTAAAATTGGTTTACGCTACATTGGGTGAAAACCTTAATGTTGCTAAAAAATCACAAAAAAACTTTGTTAGAGAATCATTTGCATCTAAACCAACCAAAGGAACAAAACCTGCCGGTATCATAACCGAAGGTTCTTCGTTGGCTACAAGATTCCAAAAGCTTGCTAACATCAAAAAATAATTGTATAAACTATTAAACAAAGGATATAAAAATGAATATAAATAGCATTTTAAAAGAAAGCGCAGGATTCGAAAGAGTTCTTCGCAAAGAAGCCAAAGGTTTAGTAGCCAAGTGGAAAAAAACCGGTCTTTTAGAGGGAATTACCAATGAGACCGAAATCAACAACATGGCTCAACTTTTGGAAAATCAGGCAAAGCAGTTAGTAACTGAAGCTTCTGCCACATCAATGTTCAACAACTCTGAAGAGTGGAATGGCGTAGCCCTTCCGCTTGTTCGCCGTATTTTCTCTGAACTCGCTGCGAAAGAGTTTGTTTCAGTTCAACCTATGAATCTCCCATCCGGGCTTATTTTCTATTTAGATTTTAAGTATGGAACAAATCAGCCTGGTTTTACAACCGGTTCAGGTAAAGATTCACAAGCCGATTCAGTATTTGGTATTACCGAAACCGGTAGCCAAGCCTCAGGTGGTTTGTATGGCGCTGGTCGTTTTGGTTACACTATCAACGATGATGCTACATCAGCAATTTCCACAAAAGCCGCAGCTCCTACATCTACAGCTATGGTAACAGCTTCTATTACAGCTGCTGATTACAACTATGATACCGCATGGTCCGCTTCAACGGCTGGTGGTGTTTTCCAAAAATTAACATTCAGTACAGCTTCGTTTACTCGTCCTGATTTGGAAGGTGTTCGTGCGTTTACAATTAGTGGTACTAACATTGAAACATTTTACCCACAATTTACAACTGTAAACTCAATCGATACTCAAATCAGTTTCGTTTGTAAAGTTACAAGTGCAACAGGCGCCACATCGGGTTCTATCAGATACCAAAAACAACCAACCGATGTAACTCGTGGTGATTTTGAGGTATCAAAAACACAAATGGCAGCAAATCCTGAAACGGATTCGGACATCCCAGAATTGAACATTGAAATGCGTTCAGTTCCAATTGTTGCTAAAACTCGTAAGTTGAAAGCACAATGGACACCTGAATTTGCGCAGGACTTGAATGCATATCACTCTATTGATGCAGAAGCAGAATTAACTTCAATGTTATCTGAATATGTATCACAAGAGATTGATTTTGAGATTTTGGACATGTTGATTCAGAACGCATTGACTACAGGTTACTGGTCTGCAAGAATTGGACAGGAATGGAATGGAAGTACATTCACAAATGCGAACACTACTAATGTAGCAGCTTACATTCAGGGTACTTGGTTCGCAACTTTGGGAACTGTATTGCAGAGAGTTTCTAACCAAATTCACGCTAAGACAATGCGTGGTGGTGCAAACTTCTTAGTATGTTCTCCTGATGTTGCTACTATTTTGGAATCAATTCCAGGATACGCTGCTGATGGAACTGGTAATGAAAGACAATTTGCATTTGGTATGACCAAAGTAGGTTCTTTCGCACAAAGATATGAGGTTTATAAGAACCCATATATGCAAGAAAACTTGATTTTGATGGGTTACAGAGGAACACAATTCTTGGAAACTGGTGCTGTTTACGCTCCATACATTCCATTGATTATGACACCTCTTGTGTACGATTACAAAAACTTTACTCCTCGTAAGGGTGTAATGACTCGCTACGCCAAAGAAATGGTAAGAGGTGAGTTCTATGGTAAAGTATATGTGAACGGATTGGAAACTATTGGTGGTGCTTAATCAATCACATAATAGTTAGAGTGTTTTCAAAGGGGGATGATGAAAATCATCCCCTTTTGTTTTTTATGGGATATTTATATTAAAAGTATAAAGGGTTACATTATGATAGAAAATACCGAAAAAAGAGTTCCAAAAGGTGATATAAAGTTTTCAATTACACTTTCCGAAGAACAAAAAGTAGCAAAACAAAATATCTTAAATCATCCCTTCAATTTTATTTTAGGAAAAGCTGGTAGTGGTAAAACATTACTTGCGTGTCAAATAGCATTAGATTCCTTTTTTAAGAGAGAATATAACAAAATTGTTGTAACTCGTCCCACCGTTTCTAATGAAGATAATGGATTTTTACCAGGTTCTTTGGAAGAAAAATTAGAGCCGTGGTTAGTTCCTATTCGTTCTAATATGCGAAAAGTTTATGATAAATCATCGGTATTGGATAAAATGGAGCAGGATGAAAAAATAGAATTGGTATCCCTTACGCATTTTAGAGGAAGAACTTTTGATGATTGTGTTTGTATTATTGATGAATTTCAAAATCTTACAAAATCTCAATTAGCGATGGTGTTGGGTAGATTGGGTAAGAATTCAAAAATGATATTGTGTGGAGACCCACAACAAATAGATTTAAAATCAGCAAACGATTCTGCTATTCATGAAGTAGCAAAATTAAAACCAAGTGGGTTTGTTTACACCGTAACATTAAAAGATAATCATAGACATCCCGCTTTAGATGAAATATTTAAACTATTATATGAATATTAGATATTTATATTAATAATAGGAGTATAAAATGGCAGCTGGAAGATATTTATTGACCATAGAACAGGGTTCGACAACGGATTTATTATTAGAATGGAAAGATTCTAACGGAGAACCCGTTGATTTATCAGGATATACCGCAAGAATGCAAATAAGACCTTCGGTTGATTCTTCTACAAAATATTTGGATATAACAAGTGCAACCGCATCCGATGGTACAGGTTTAAATTTGACACCTCAATCAGGTTCATTTACCTTACCAAGAACATCAGGTAGTATAGGTTTATTTATTTCTGCTGCATCATCATCAAATTTAAACTTCACCGAAGGTGTATATGATATAGAATTGCAGAGTAATGGTGGTATAGTTACGAGATTATTGGAGGGGCTTGTAAAGCTTTCTAAAGAGGTAACTAGGTGAGTAATGATAAAGTTAGAATAAATACAATAATTAATGAAAATTCGGTAGAAGTAATAAATCCTGAAAATAAAATTGTTGTAACCGATAAAAAACAAGATACATCTGTTAATGTAATACAAAAAGAAACATCGGTTGTTACTGTTATTTCAAAACAATCAAAAGGAATTGGTTTATCTGCTGCACAAACCAAAATTATTGTAACCGATAAAAAACAAGATACATTTTTAATTACCGAAAAAGAAAGAGATGTTGTCACAGTTGCATCAAAAGGACCTAAGGGTGATAAAGGTGATAAAGGTGATAAAGGTGATATAGGCACCGTAATTCTTTCCAGTAGTTTCGGTGGCGGTGTAATAATAACCGGCTCTCTTTTAGTTAGTGGTTCATTTGGTGAAAATGTAACAATTACTCAAAATTTAATAGTTTCGGGTACAATAACATCTCCAGGTTCAGATAGACAGATTATTTTTAATAATAATGGTGTTTTAGGTAGTGATTCTGATTTTGTATTTGATTCAAATGAACGATTGGGTATTGGGACATCGCTTCCAATATCAAAATTATCTGTTAATGGTGGTAATATAAACATAACTAATGGATATGGAATTGGTGGTAATAATGTTGGAAGTTATAGTGGAATTCTATCATATTATAATGATGGGTTGGGATTTTTACAAAGTTCGAGTTTTGGTTTTAAGGGCTCTGCATACATAGATAGTATATCATATCCAAATTTATTTGGTGGCGGAATTAACGATTTAGCATTTTTTACTTCAACAAATGGTATATCTAAACCATCGGAAGTAATGAGGATTGTGGGTAGTACGGGTAGAGTGGGTATAGGCACATCAACACCCATAAACACTCTACAAGTAGTAGGTGGTGTAACAGCGACTTCATTCACAGGCTCTTTATTAGGTACTGCAAGTTTGGCAATAAATGCATTAACTGCTTCATATGCAGTTAATCTTAAAGTTTCAGGTTCAATTACAGATGTTGATTACATTGATTTTGACACAAGCGCATCTATTGCTCAACCAACTCAAGCAAGATTATCGTGGAATAATACCGATGGGACTCTTGATTTAGGATTAAAGGGTGGAAATGTAAAATTAGAAATTGGACAAACAGAAGTAGTAAATGTTGTTAATAAGACGGGTACAAATTTATTACAAAGCGATTATAAAGTAGTTCGTATTCGTAAAGCAATTGAAGGAGGGTCGCAAGGACAGAGATTAGCAGTAGTGTTAGCTCGAGCAAATAATGATGTAAATTCAGTAGATACAATTGGCTTGGTTGCTGAAAATATTAATAATAATCAAGAAGGTTTTATTGTAAGTAGTGGTTTAGTTAAAAATATAAACACAACACAAACTGGTCCTTATGGCGAAAATTGGTCGGATGGGGATGTTCTTTATTTATCACCAACTATTCCCGGTTCATTAACAAATATCAAACCACAAGCACCTAATCATACAGTTATTGTGGGGTTTGTAATATATGTACATCAAAATAATGGTAAGATTTTTGTTAAAGTAGATAATGGGTATGAAATAGATGAATTACATAATGTTAGAATTACTACAAGCTCTTTGGCAAACGGAAATCTATTGGTATATGATAATAGTGGAAGCTATTGGAAAAACACAAACCAATTATCAGGCTCATATGAAATAGATGGTTCTTTGAACATAACAGGTTCTCTTTATGTGAACGGTCAAAATATCAATGAAACAATAGATTCTGCTTCGGTGAGTTATGTATCTCAAAGTGGTGATATATATAATGGATTAAATCAAATAGAAGTTCAAGATTTTTCAAACGATGTTGCTGTTACTTGGTCAAATGGTAGGTTAAAATTTATATTTGGAACACCAAATATCCCATCATCATTAAGTTTGACACTGAGTGGTTTTAATACGGATAGATTTAATAGGGTATTAGATACATACGATGTTAGTGGAAGTTGGGATAATGGTGGATATAATATTATTTCAGCATCACTTTACACAGGCTCTATTTTATTAGCAAGTATAACAAACGGAACGACACTATCAACGCAATTATCTACAAGTGGTTCTCACTCCTATAGATTGCAATATACCGCAAGTTCTCCATTAGACGGCACTATTTTTAGTGGTTCTGCGACTGCAACCGGCACCGTTACTAAAACAAATCCAGGTGCACCAACATTAACCCTATCACCATCGGTTCAATTGGGTGGGAGTTCCAATCAAATTGAAAGGGGTGCAACGGGTAGTATTTCATTTACATCTGCTTCTGGTGCTGCAAATAGTTGGGTATTAAATTTTATTACTACAAATTTTAATTCACCTTATTTAGTAACAGGTTCAGCAACAGGTTCTAATTCAATTTCAATCACTGCGACATCATATTATTCATCTTCTGGGGTAGGTGGTTCTGATAACAGTCCCCCACTTACAACAACCACATCAACCACAACAACATATACCAAAATTGTTAGTTTACGATGGGGAGCATCGCCATCTGCAAGCTTTACTGAATCAGAATTGGATAACATTTCCGTGTGGGATACTGCTTCATTGGGTGGTTCTATTGGTGGTATTAGAAAAGGGACAACAAATCCATCCGGACAATCGGTAACTATTGATTGGATAGGTGATAAATATCATTATATTGTTTATAGTGGTTCTCATTCTAATTTATCAAATATAACAACATCTGGATTTGGTGTATTAGGTTCATTCACTGTATCAACAGTTGGGAATTATAAAATTTATAGAACAACAACTCTTAATGCTGGTGGTGCTGGAAATTCAATAACATATGTATTAACATAGGAGATATGTAAAGTGGCAATTAATTTACCAAGTGGTTTTAATATATTAAACACCGACCCCATTGATGCAAGAATTACTGTTGCGAATAGGTCGGCAAGACTTGGTTTTTCTTCTGCCAATGTGTATGAGGGATTAACAGTATATCAACAAGATAATAATCAAGTTTATGTATTAAGAGATACCACAAATTGGAATAACGATAATGGATGGAAAGCTGTAGTAACTACTGATGAAATTGTTACAGGTTCGGTAAGCCTTTTAGGAAACCTCTTAATTATTGGTAGAAGTTCATTTTCAGGTTCAGTAAATTATTCAGGTTCACTTATCCCCTATGTTCAATCGGGTAAAACATCCCAATTTTCCGTTGGTAGTCCTGATGCTGCTTGGAGTGATGTGTATGTAAGTAGAAGTTTAAGTTTTGTAAATAATGGGGGTGTTATAGCAGAGGTTTTTGGTGGGGATGAATACATACAATTGGGAAATGTCCGAATAAACACTTCAAGTGTAACAATATATAATCAATCAAACGAAGTTCAAACCAAAATATCGTCTGAAGCCCCTGATTTTTTTATTATTAAATCGGGTAGTTTTGTTGCAGCACAAATCAATTCAGAGGGTGTAATGGTATTGGGTAAATTTGATACACCACCAACACCTGTAACTGGTGGGATGTATTATGGTTCTGATGGAAATTTTTATTTGGGGGTTCAATAAAAACATATTTAAAAAAACTAATTTATTTATACGGGAAAAAAAATAATACACTATTTATTTATAACGATATAATATCAAAAGGAGATTAACATGGCAACATGGAAAAAAGTAATAGTATCAGGTAGTAATGCTCATCTAACAAGCATAACCGCAAGCCAGGTTCCACTAATTTCAGATGTAAATGCTGGAGGACGTGTTTTAGCATATGATACTATTACAGGTGCATTTGGATACATAAACACATCATCAATAGTAACCGCTGCAGCAGCTGGTGTTACTTCTTTTTCTACTATTAATGTTGGTGGCTTGGGTGGTTCGACTGGTACAGCGCAAGCAGATTCTTCAGCAGATACTTTAATCATTTCATCATCCGATGTAAACATAACGATTAGTGCTATTACTACACCCGATACATTAACATTTGACTTTGCAGATTCCCCCATATTTACACATATAACCGCAAGTGGTAACATAAGCGGAAGTGGTAATTTAAGTATTACAGGCAACGAAACTATTGGTGGCACAAGCACTATAACAGGCAGATTAACTGCTAATGGTGCTATAACAACTACAAACATAACCGCAAGTGGTAACATAAGTGGAAGTGGTAATATTTCCATAACAGGTAATGGAACTATTGGTGGGGATTTAGGAGTAAATGGTGGTGATATAACAAC